TGACGTAGCATTCCTGCTACAATCTCGTCTGGGACGATTCCCTTGCTGCTCTGGGATAGCAAGTAGTCATTCAACGCTGCGGGAGAGACGTAGAAACGAAGATCGCCCTTACGTGTCAGGAACTTACGTGGGATTGCACGTAGAGCCTGGTTAAAGTGCATACGAGACAACTGTGCGTTGTCGGTGGAGTCAACGACTGCTGTGCGAACGTGTCCGCCCGCAAGAGCCATCTTGTGCCAACCATCGAATGACTTTAGCGTAGGATCAGAGGAATCGACGTCGCCGTTCTGGCAAACATCCTCCAAGTCCTGACCGAACTGGTGAGCGAACAGACGAGCCAAATGGTCGTCAAGTCCGTCTCCTTCCTGGTTATCCTCTAGGGACTCCGTTGAAAGTTCCCAGTCCAAGCGAAGCTTAGTAGTCTGCAAGGAAACCTTGGTGAAGTTAGCACCAGCGTTTACGCCAGTGTCAACAGCCTCGGTAGCCTTACGCAGAATGCGCGCACCAACATTCACAGCATCGAACTCTGCGGTTGGAGCAGTAAGACGCTTCTTCTGGGCGGTCTTTAGTAGTACAGTACCGTCCCAAGCATAGTCGATGAACTTATCAGCCTGCTCCTGCTTTAGGAAACCCTGATCTGCTGCACCGATGCCCTGGGAGGTAATTACCTTCTGTAGCATTTCTTTACTCACTTAGTTGTAACTCCTTTCTTTTAAGTATTTTTGGTTTTTCAAGTTACGATAAGTTTTGGTAGGACTTATTCGTTATTTAGGTTGTACTTGCTAGTGAAAATTCCGCCCCAGGTGTCTTCTGCCTCGTTGGACTTTTCAATAGTTTCTTCACCGACATAATCTTCTGACTTGCGACCTGCGGTAGCCTCATTAACCTTCTCAAGATTACTCTTGATTGAGTCAATATCGGACTGGCGGTCGGCCAGCTTCTCAGTCAGTACAGTTTGTGCGCCTTCAATAGCCTTGGTGATCTTCTCACCAAGTGAAGACTCAAGATCGTTTACCTTTGCTACTAGGGTCTCTTCAACCTTTGCAGCAAATTCAGCGAATAGAGTAGATAGCTGATCCTCCAAACTTGCCTCGACGGTCTCCTCGGCTTCCGCAGTAACGGTCTCCTCGGTCTCAGCCTTGGCGTCCTCGGTCTCGGCAGCAGAATCCGTAGCTTCTACTTCATTGCCTTCGACTTCGGAAGTTTCGGACGTAGCTTCAACTTCGTTTACGGCCTCGGAGGTCTCTTCGACACCCTCAGCGTCCTTATTGATTTCGTCTGCCACTTTCGTGTTTACTCCTTCCGTATCAATTTCAAGCTCTGAAAGAACTTTGTTAATCTTAGATGCAATATCTTCATTTTCACTTATAGTTCCGACGCGGGCCATGTTCTCTCCACACTCCGCACAAGTGAAACGGTCGTGGGCGCTCTTAGCTGCCTTTTTATGGTCGGGACACCAAAATAGATTCTCTGCCGCGAATCCCTTGTCTAGGGACTCAAGCGTGTCAGAATCCAAACTCTTGTATACCGTTGTAAAATTAGCCATTTCGTTGGCTGGGTTGTCTACTAGAGAAAGCTCAGTCAAACGGTACTTTGTAATGATCTTGCTCTTCTTGCCAGTATCGGGATCAATCTCGAACTTAGAATCCATGATTGCTCCACCAATAGAGAAACCCGAGTAAGTGCCGTCCTTTACCTTCTCCCATGCCTCTGGGGCACCCTCGGAGATTCGGGCAGTTACTCGGATTCCCTTATATGTCTGGCCACTCTGCTCGTCGTAATATGATGCGGGCTCAAATGCGGTCACGCGACCAACAGCAGAATGCTTGTTGTGCTGTTCACGCAAGTTACCCCTGAATAGTCTGAAAGCCTCTTCGCTTGCCTCGGCTAGAACCTTCTCGTTCGTCTGATCGAGATTGTCCATTGTGGCAAAGCCCACGACGGTACGCTGATTGTCATCTGTAGCCTTCTGAATATCGAAGGACAGATTCATCTGATTGCCGTGAACCCCGAGATTAACTTTCTTAATGTCAGTCATGTTGTAACGAGTATATCAAGAAACTAATAGTTAACGCAACTTATTGTCAAATATTAGTTTTTTAGCTTGATTTTCTCCCCTCTCCCTTGGCATTACGTGTGCCTGGAGCACCGGCAGCGTTCGACCTACTAGCGGACCTCTGCGTATCCCTAGTGCGTGTTCCTGCTGCCTTCTGATCGGCCTTAGCCTGCGAAACGGCGGTAGATGCTGTGCTGGTAGCTGCGGCAGCCTTTGCAGACTCCCTAGCTGTCTTTTCCTGGCTCTTTAGAGCCTTATCCTGAGATTCAGCAGCAGCTTTTTGCTCCATTTCAGACATGCTCCTAAGATCAAGAGCCTCCATACCCTTACCATCCGGGCGAGCGGGTAGACCAAGCTTCTCGCGGCGCTCATCAGGTAGCAATACGCCAGCCTTTAGATCGCGCTCGTCAATAATCGACTGCTGATCCTCATCGGTTAGGGTGTATTCGGTTAGCTTGAATACGAAGATGTTGGAAAGCTCGTCAAATAGCTTTGCTAGAAGCTTCTCCAGCTTCCTCTGCTCCGGTCCACAAACGGATGCCTTGAAAATCTTGTCAGCTTCCTTGGCGCTACTCAATGCACTGGAGTCACCCAGGCCCAAACGGTTCATTGGAACCCTGTGCCTAGACAAAATGGTACGAATATTCAATTCGTAGTACTCCGTGAATGAAGCATCCTGCTTTCCAGACTCAATTGGCTCGAAAGTAATATCTGCGCGCTCGCTATTTGGTAGCGGCACCATGATGGTCCTGTGAGAAACACCCTTTGTATTGCTTGTGAAGAAGCTCATTAGCTGTTCCTTCATTGGCAGGGTTAGCTTTACGCCCTTTACCTTGATGATGTACCTCGGAACAGCCTTGTTCTCGAAGTACTCCATATTGTATCGGGTTGCATACTGGTTTCCGGCGATAGCGTCTGCGGCAGAAACGATTTCGGGCACACCATAGAAAGCATCCTTGGAAGAATACTTGTATAGATGGATAATCTCGTTAGGCATCTCGTTGCTAAACGGATTCCTGGTCTTGGTATCACCAAAGTTCCTAAAGAACACCGGACGATTGCCTACATACTGAACAAATCCATCACGCTGCCTTCTAACTCGCATAGTCTGGGCAGGAATATGACCGATGTATCCGATACTTCCGTCCGCCTTACGACCAACCTCAATGTAGGCATTGCCCATTGTGTACCTGTCCTTGGCGACCTTTTCCAGAATTACGTCGAAAGAGTCCCTGGCGTTCATCTTTCCCAGATCACTTTCGAATCCTGCGCGCTTATCTTCAAGCTTAGAGTCTAGCTTTTCGCCCTCATCGACAGACTTGGCTGATGCCTTTGCCCTTGCCTTCTGCGCCAGTCGTGAATAGTCGAAGTAATATCCTAGACCAACCACGTTATCCACGAGCGCATCCACTGCTGCTGCGTGGTGTGGGTCGATATCATATAGGTCTGCTAGAGAATCTAGATTATAATGTGGCTCAATAGTATCTGTGACGCTGTATAGCGTGTGTTCATTGTCTACTTCTACCTGTCGAGAGCGTGCCGACTTATCAGCATTGGTGAGCATCTTACTGAACTCACCGTTGTACATAGTGGGGACATTCTTCTTAACGAATGGCTTTTTGAAGTCGTCAATAGACTCGTCCGTGACGAGTTTCTTCATCTCTGAATAGACCGTTATACGGTCTGGTAGCTGCTGTAGCTCCTCGGTGCCCTCGTTATCCAACGCCATAGTCTATTTGTTCTCCCACTTATTTGTGACGGGCATAATGCCCCTCTCAACCATATCATATACTTGCTCTGCATATTCTTCCTCTGTAACCCTGTGCTGCCCATCCCAGAATAGGCAAGTTCCCTCGGGGTCGAGTCCATTTGCCTTGCATACTGCTCTTGCGGCTGCCGAAAGCTCTGCCATCTTAGAAAGGTCTCCAAACCTAGAGGGAATATTTAGCGGATTTCCTTCTTCGTCTGCAAGCACCTTTCCGTTACATGCTCGCTTCCATACATATACACCAAGATCAGACTGCCTTAGTTTTCTGTGGGCAACGGTCTTTAGGGGACCATTGTTTTCTGTCATAACGTATATTGTATCAAAAGGGTCTTACTTATTCCACTGCAAATCAAGAACTGATCCTGCTCCACCGGAATCTGTTACTCCGTCCACAAGCTGGTCAATATCCTCGTAGCCACCGAGCAGTGGGTTGCCCGCAAGATATGCATAAATATAAAATGCATCGAAATATGCGTATTCAACATCAGAGGCTCCGATGCCAACCATTCTAAATTGCATATCCTTATTAGGATTAAATTCAATCCACTCGACTGCCGTATCAAAAGTGATAACTAGGTGGTAAAGCTGTCCTGGCTTCAATGTGTCAAATCCTCTTGGCTGGCCATTAGCATACAACGTGTATCCTGCTGTCACCGTCTCATCAACCGTTCCCTGATCCGTAGTAAAAATATCCAAAGTTGTGTCATTGAATGATGCCAGCAACTCTACCGACTTGAT